ATGAATTTATAAAACTAATTAAAAAAGAATTTCCAGATGCAGTATACAAAGCTACATCTAAAGATGGTATAGTATTCAAATCGAAAGGATGGGTTGACTATGAAGTTCAGTCTAACAAAACACAATCTAGGTAGCCTGATCCAAAAACTTAAGGAATTAGACTATAGCAAGATGTGGAAGATAGAAGTTAAAGAAGGTAAGCATAGTAGGTCTGTGGATCAAAACAAATATCTATGGCATATATATAGAATACTTGGTGACTATTTAGGTTATGAGCCAGAAGAAATCCATGAGTTATTGACCTACCGCTACTTAAGAGAAGAAAAAGAAATTAAGGATGAAAAGGTAATTGTTATTACCAGAACCTCTACATTAAATACTGAAGAGTTTAATGATTATATTAGGCAGGTAAAGTTCTTTGCTTATGAGTATGGTTGTAAATTACCAGACGAAAAAGATGTATCGCTCTAAAAAACTTTTAGTATTATTAAGAGAATTGCCTTGTATGAATTGCGGTTCAATGGATGGTACAGTATGTGCTGCACATCGTAATCAAGGTAAAGGAATGGGCTTGAAAAACAGTGATGCTTTAGTAGCAGCGTTGTGTCATAAGTGTCACTTCGAGCTAGATAATGGAAAAGATTTATCTAAAGAAGACCGTAGGTATATGTGGGATCAGGCTTATATAAATACGATGCAGTATTTAATAGAGACTGGGAGGTTGAAGGTATGATGTTTGAATATGTGTTGGTTGTTTACATGACTATGAATAAACCAGAATATGTAGGCCACTTTACAAGCTGTTCTGCAAGTAGCAAATATGCAGAAAAACATTATCCTAATGCTGAGTACACAAGTTGCTTGCATGAAGACTATATTAATTTACCAGAAGGTTTAATTAAGAAAGAAATTAAGTGATTCAAAATTTTAATCATTGTTTTAATTATGGTAAAAAAGCTGAATACAGATTTACAGAATCTTATTTGACATATGTTAAATATCCAACAAAAGAACAAGATATGTTTGAACATTGGGATGTTGAGGGTGTTTGTATTCAAATATCTGACAAACATTATAAATTTGATGTTAAAAGTACAGAAAAATTAAAGTATTCAACTCCAGATAAAATTATGGAAGATGTTTGGATTGAAGCAAAAAATGTAAGAGGTAATGATGGATGGATTAAAGGCATTGCTGATTATATAGTTTTTGAAAGAGAAAAATCTTGGTTTATTGTAAATAGAATACAGCTATTAAATTTAACAAGAAAAAAAGTTAAAGAGAATAATTGTAAAAAAGGTAAAGGTAGGTATTTATTACATACAAGATTTGGAAGAAAAGATTTAGTAACTCAAATACCATTTACAGATATGAAAACTATTGAGCATTATCAACTTTTAAAAAGGAACTAATATGGGTAAAGGCTCAGGAAGAAGAAAAGAAGATACAAAAAAGATAGAAGAAAACTGGGATAGAATTTTTGGGAGAAAAGATGGCAAAGACAAGTCCGACACAACTCAGCCTAAAAAAACTAAAGAGTGAGGGGTATGAGACAGTTCAGGTGGTTGAAGTATGGGTACCTGCATTTGGTCGTGGGTTTGGCAATAGGCGTGATTTATTTGGCTGCTGGGATATCCTTGCTGTCAAAGACGGACAAACTGTTGCAGTACAAGTTACTAGCAAATCAAATATGTCAGCCAGAATTAAGAAGATCGCAGATCATGAACCACACACAAGTAATTTAAGGAAAGCCAACTGGACATTGTTAGTTCATGGTTGGTTTAAAAATAAATCTAATCGTTGGGAAGTGAGAGAAGTTGATGTCAGTTGAAAAAAATAAATATGATTTTTTAAACTATGAATACGAGTTGAATGGAAAGAAGCATACAAGAAAAGAGGCTATAGATAAAATACTAGCTGTGTTAGATATAGAAGCTAAAACTATAAAAGAATTATCTAGTCAATTTGAAATAGCTGAACAACCCATGTTAAATTTAATTAAAGTGATGAGAGAGAATAATTTAATTAGAAATACAAAATTAAGAAGATCTGGTTATTATTTATTTAAATCTCACAATGATTGTTTACTTGCACAACTTTTATATCCATCAGCTAAAGAGGTTGAAAGTACATTTAAAGTAAAAAGTGTTACAAAAAGAAGAGCAGAGGATGCACCAAATGTATCTTCTGGAAGAAAAGGCGTTACATACAACGGTAGTTATTACGATTCAATGGACTGGGATTAATTATGCACTATGATTTATTTTTAGATTATATGGGTATGTGGTCGAGATGGATGAAGTCTGAAGATCACAAGTTAGGTTACCCACAAAGAAGCATTGGTATGTCTGGATCATCTTCTACATCTTTTGATGACATGATTGAAGAGGCTGATTCTGAGATTATAAAGACTATCAACTCATGTATGGATTCACTCAATCCAGAAGAGGTTAATGCGGTTTGGGCAAGATATTTAGGAACTAAGAAACCAATGTATTATGAGTTAAAGCTACAGGTTGCTCTGGATAAACTACTGGATATGGTCTCATCAAGGATACAGATATAAAAAGGGCCACCGAAGCAGCCCTGTATGGAGATTGAGATCCCTCCTTTCATTGAGCAATCATTTTTTTATACTTAGCTAATTCTTTATTGTATACATCAGCCATTGCTTCTAGCTTCTTTTTGTTAATCATGATTTCTGCATATAGACCTTCGCACTTATGTTTTTGATCTAATACTTCTTTTACTTCTGCATCTATATTGTTTAATATTTCTGTAACTGTACTCATACTATTCTCCTTGTTAATACATACTGCGATTAATTTTATACTCCACCTCTACATCACACTCACCATCTTGCCACATGCTATCAACAATTGGAATTAGTTTATCTATAACTTTTGATACATCTTTACTATCAAAAATGCTCGCATCATATTCAAACGTTGCTACTACGTGCTCATGTAATTTGTCATCACCTTGAATTTTCCATCTTGCTACAAATTTAATTATTAATTTATCTTCCATTTCTCTCTCCTTTGTTAATTAATTACTATAGTTCTTATTATCCAGTTTTTTTAGTTTGTGTCAATAATATTTACACTATTTATTTAAATTAATTAAAAAAGTTAAAAATATACAATATATTGTGCTTCTAGGTGTTGGATAACGGACATTTAGTTGGTATAATCGTGGGGTAGGGGGAGGTACGCCCAATTACCTCCATCTATCCTCCTTTGTGGCCCATTTCGGTGGGCCTTTTTTTTTAATTGTTTAAGGGTTTTGTAATGGGATTATTAGACGAAGCATATAAAAACATACCATTACAAATTAGAACTTTTGCAGAAAAAGTTGGTGGTGATAGAACTCCAATTACAAATGAAAATTTATCTAATGCAGACCGTAAAAGAGTTTTAGAATCAATTTATGCTTCTAGACAAAATAGGCAAAGTTTATTAGATAAGTTTCCAGAAGGTGTTAAAACTGACCCAGAAGCTCCTCAAACATACTTTGAAGGAGATTACTATCCAATAGATATTGGAGCATATTCAGAAGAAGATTTAGGCCTAGCTGCACAATATTTAAAACAATTTCCAAAAGGTGAAGAGTCCATACAGCACTTTAAACAAGGCAAGGGTACAGTAAATTATCACGACTATTATGATGCTGGACAAGCTCCTGCTGATGATTTAACTATTGGGCCAGCTGGATCTATTAGAAATACATTTGGGCAATTTAAATATGTATCTACACCAGACGGCAAGTTGCAATTAATAGATAGTCCTTATGACTTTGAAAATGATTATATCGAAGGCCAAATGCCTAAAGAAGTAGCTATGTCAGAGCGATATGAAAACCTTAGCAATCTAGATAAGGCTAAATTGGTTGCAAAAGAAACATTCTCTATGCCTAATCAAGGATTTAATTTAATCAAAGGTATTAAAACTTTACCCAGTCGAGTAGGTAATGCGTTTATTGGTAGAGATGGCAGTCCAGTAAATATAGAATTTCCAATCGATGTTGAAGCACTAAAACGAATCAGAGGATATTAATATGAAAAACATGAAGAAGAAAAAAAATAGTAAAACACCAATGAAGAAAAAATACTAAGTGAAATCAATTATCTCATCATTTGTTATGTTATGTATGTCTGGTCTAGCTTTTGCAGAAGAAGCACCCGTAGTTCGTGAATGTGAGAAAGAAGAAGTTGTTTGTGAGAAGATGACTCGTAAGATTCATAAGCAACCTGTTAAGAAAGTAAAGTGTAAAGTTAAGGTTAAATAATGGCTAAAGGTGTACCACATTACTTACCAAGCGGTAGGCTTTATACAGGAAAAACTCACAAGCACAATGGTCGCTTGATGTCTGGAGCTACACACACTAAAAACAGTAAATATTTGACACATCGCAAACCAAAGGCAAAATAGCTATGTCACTTTACAGGAATATCCATGCTAAAAGAAAAAGAATCAAAGAAGGCTCAGGAGAAAAAATGCGTGGAAAAAATGACCCAAAACGACCAACAGACAAAGACTTTAAAAACGCATCAAAAACAGCAAAAAACACAACAAAAAATAAAACTAAGCGAACTACTAAAAAACGTGGGTGATTGTATCTAATGTGGTCATGGCATATATATTGGGGTTTTAATCTAGGATTTGAATGGTATGAGGGTGAAGTAGACGGTAACCCTGTAGACTATTTTCTCATTAACATTGGTCCACTAAGGCTACAAAAGGCAGAGTGGGCATAAGATGGAAGTGTTAGACGATAGCCCTTGTAATGGGATATGTCGTATGAAAGACAATCATTGTATATCATGTGGTAGAGACTACGAAGACTTAGCACAGTGGTTATACATGAGCAGGGAAGCTCGATTAGAGCGTATGAAACAACTTAAACAAGGAAAGTAATGACCCATTTGGAGTTACGATATGGCAGCGAGATTAAACAGAAGACATAGTGATATGGTGCGAACCAAGATACAGGCAACTCAGCTTATAAATCGCCTGCAAAATCATGCACTTGGATTAGAACCAATAGAACTTAAACCATCACAATTAAAGGCTATTGAGATATTGTTGAAGAAGTCAGTTCCTGATCTACAATCTGTAGAAGTTACTGGTGATTCAGATGCTCCAGTAGCGTTTAAAGTAATTACAGGTATTCCTAACAAGTCTGATGAATGATCTTGTTATAGAGCACGAAGAGCTCGAAGAAGAATTAGAAGAAGAGTTTATCGAAGAAGAGGTTGATCTTGGTTATAGACCTAGAGATCCTCAACTATTAATTCATGAAGCTGTAGAAGATCATCGGTTCAATGTAGTTGTTGCTCATCGTAGGATGGGTAAAACGGTGAGTGCTATTAATCAGTTAATACATAGTGCATTAAACTGTGATAAGCCTAACCCTAGATTTGCTTACATTGCTCCTACATATAACCAAGCTAAGAGGGTGGCTTGGGATTACTTATTAGAATATACGAGACCGTTAGATGCTAAAGCGAATATTGCAGAGCTTAGAGTTGATTTTATGGGTGTGCGTATCAGTTTATACGGTGCTGATAATGCTGATTCTCTTCGTGGAATCTATCTTGACGGTGTAGTCATTGACGAGATCGGTGATGTTAACCCTAATCTATTTACAGAAGTAATACGACCAGCTTTAGCAGACCGCAAAGGTTGGACATTGTTTATAGGTACACCAAAGGGTGCTAACCACTTTAAGACATTAAGAGATAAAGCTGAAAAGAAAGACGATGGATGGAACTTACTAGAGTTTAAATCTAGTGAGACAAAGATCCTAGATCAGGAAGAGTTGGATGCTGCTTACAAGGCAATGGGTGAGTCAAAATTCCTACAAGAGTTTGAGTGTTCATTTGCTGCACCAGTTGAAGGTGCTTACTACGGTACATTAATAAACGACTTATATCTAAAAGGTCAGGTTGGTAATGTTCAACACGATAACATTGCTAAGACATTCACTGGCTGGGACTTAGGTATGGGTGACTCAACTGCAATCTGGGTAGCTCAGGTGGTTGGTAAAGAAATACATCTTATAGACTTTGTAGAGAATCATGGCGTTGGTCTTGATTACTATGTGAACTGGATCAGAGATAACGGCTATACACATGCTGAACACTTATTACCACACGATGTTCAAGTTCGTGAACTAGGTACAGGTAAATCTCGTAAAGAGATGTTAGAAGAGTCAGGATTGGCAATAACAGTAGTAGCAAAGCTAGCAGTTGATGATGGTATTCAAGCGGTAAGACGGCTGTTACCTCGATGCTGGTTTGATGTAAAAACAAAACAAGGCTTAGATGCTCTGCAAAACTATCGTAGAACATACGATGAGAAGAGAGATGTATTCTTTGATAAGCCTGTACACGATTGGTGTTCTCATGCTTCAGATGCTTTCAGATATCTTGCAGTAGGTTTAGATGAAGGCTCAAGCGATTGGAATAAACCACTAGACATAAACAATTCATGGGTAGTTTAAATGGCAGATGACAACAAATTAAAGAGTATTCTGGAATCAGAGATCGATGATGCTATCGGTTATCTAGAGACAGAAACCACAGATGAGAGACAGCAAGCTCTAGAGTATTACATGAGAGAACCTTACGGCAATGAAGTCGAAGGTAAGTCTCAGATCGTTACTGGTGAGGTTGCAGAGGTCATTGACGGTGCTTTACCACAACTTATGCGTGTCTTTACATCATCTGATGATGCAGTAGTATTTGAGCCAGTGAATCAAGGTGACGAAGAAACTGCTGAACAAGCTACCAAGTATGTAAACCATATATTTTATAAAGACAATAATGGTTTCGAGATAATGCACGACTGGATGAAGGATGCACTTCTACAAAAGGTTGGTGTGGTTAAAGCATACTGGGATGACAAGACTGATGTCACTAAAGAAAAATACAATGGCTTAAACGATGATGAGTTAGCCATGATTATGCAAGACGATGAAGTTGAAATTGTTGAGCAAGAAACAATTGTTATACAAGAAGCACAGTTTGATCCAATGACTGGTATGGAAATATCACCAGCATTATCATCACACAATATTAAAGTAAAGCGTTCTGTAGACAAAGGTAAGGTCGTTGTAGAGAATGTACCTCCAGAAGAATTTCTTATCTCTAAGCGTGCTAGAACGATTGCTGATGCTCCATTTGTAGCTCACCGTAAGATGGTGACTCGTGGTGAACTGATTGCAATGGGTTACGATGAAGACACAGTGATGTCTTTAGAAACTGGTGATGCACTAGAGTTTAGCCCAGAGCGAATTGCACGATACTCTCGTGGTGAACAACCTACAGACATGGACTCAGATGATGAGATGATGCAGTTAGTAGAATACTACGAGTGCTATATTCAAACAGACTTTGATGATGACGGCATTCCAGAGATGCGTAGAGTTTGTTATGCAAGTAATGAAATACTACATAACGAAGAGTGTGACTATGTGCCATTCCATTCTATCTGCCCAATTCCGATTCCTCATAAATTCTACGGTCACTCATTAGCTGATAGAGCGATGGACTTACAGTTAATCAAGTCTACGATTACTAGACAAATGCTAGACAACCTCTATCTCACTAACAACTATCGTGTAGGTGCAGTTGAAGGTCAGGTTAATCTAGATGACTTGTTAACATCTACAGCAGGCGGTGTGGTTCGTATGAAGAACCCAAATGCTGTTATACCAATGACAGTTCAAAGTAATGCTGCACAATCATTCCCTATGCTTCAATACTTGGATGAGATTCAAGCAAAGCGTTCAGGTGTTAGTGATGCACAACAAGGTCTTAATCCAGATGTATTACAAAATGTAACGGCTGCTGCGGTGAATGCAATGACTTCAGCATCACAAGGTAAACTAGAGTTAATAGCTCGTATCTTTGCAGACACAGGTATTTCTAGCTTATTTAAAGGCATATTACATCTTGTATGTAAGTATCAACAAAAAGAACGCATCATTCGCATCAATAATAAATATGTACCATTTGACCCAAGAGAATGGAACTCTGAATACAACATCACAGTAAATGTAGGTTTAGGTACAGGATCTAAACAAGAGCAGTTAGCGACTATGCAAATGATCCTAGACAAGCAAGAGCAGTTACTCACAACATACGGCTTATCTAACCCTCTAGTTAACCTAAAACAATACAGAGACACACTCGCTAAGTTTGTACAGATGGCTGGATTCAAAGATGATAGTCAGTTCCTCATGGAAGTTACAGAAGAACAGGCCCAGATGCTTGCACAACAACAGGCAGAGAATCCAAAAACTGATCCAAATACTGAAGCAGCTAAGATACTTGCTCAAGTGGAGCGTGAGAAAGCTGAGCTAAAAGCACAAACAGAAATGGCTAAGTTACAAATGGATCGTGAGCAGTTCCAGTTAGAACAAAAACGCAAAGAGTTAGAGTTACAACAACAAGCTCTTAAACAGTCTGCTGAACTAGCTATCCAAGAACTTAAAGTTAAAGCTGATATTGAGCAGAAGAGTGAAAGAACTAGAACTGACCAAACTAAAGTCATCATGGATTCTTTAGAAAAAATTAACAATATTACCAGAGGTGAGTAATGTTACTTAACTTAGGCCTTAACAAATTAGCACCTAGCCTAGATCCTAGTCTACGCAAAGCACCTAATGTTGTTGCTGCACCTAAAAGTAATATAGATGTTAATGCTGTACTAGGATTAGCACCAAGTCAGTATGAAGGTCTACAGTCTGTTGGTGATACTGGTTATTACTATGGTGATAACAAAATGTATGAACCATATACACCTAGTCCTGTGAGCTATGGAAGACAAACTATGTTTGGATGGTCTCCAGTAAGTTACAGACCATCATATAGTCCAATCTTTGGTTATAGTGGAGGATTATCTGCAAGAGGTGGAGCAGAAGCAGGAACAATTACTCGTGGTGACCAATCTTTTAGACCTGTTAATACAGACATTACAGGGTTTAGTAAAAACAAAGTAGGTGAAGAAGGAAGTGAAACATATGAGTATTCACCATCTATGGCTTATGTGTATTCTAAATCACCTAGACCTGCACCATTACCAACACCCAATGTAACATCATTTCTATCGACCCCAACTGCTATGGCGACACCAACAGGTAACTATGGAGCTGGGAGATACTTAAGTGGACTACTAGGTTCACCAATTAACTACGGAAGTCCAAATGACACGACAGGAAGCGATTCGTAATTTATTACAATCACAAGAATTTTTAGATGTAATCGAAGAGTTAAGAGACAATCAGCTCAATAATATTCGTTATTCAGAAGCAAACCAAAAAGAAGAACGAGAAAGATATTACAACCGATTACAAGCTATAGACGAAATCATGGCTTATCTTGAATCAATCACTAAAGACAGTGACATTAAAGATAAAGCGTGGAAGATATT